AAAAAAACTAATTTTTGAAAATGTTACGCAATATATATTAAAGTATTAAATGAATAATGAACAGTTAACAAAGGAGTAATGACAATGGACTTAAATGTAATAAAATCCAGGTTATCACAACTACAACAATCAAACACAAGAACTTCAAATCTATGGAAACCCTCACCGGGTAAGACTCAAATTAGAATTGTACCTTATAAATTTAATAAGGACAATCCTTTTATTGAACTCTATTTCCATTATGACATGGGTGAAAAGAATTATCTTTCACCGATCTCATTTGGTCGTCCAGATCCGATTGAGGAGTTCGCAACTAAGCTAAAGACTTCCGGTAATAAAGAAGACTATAAGCTTGGTAGAAAAATCGAAGCTAAGATGCGTACCTACGCTCCTGTCATCGTTCGCGGTGAGGAGAATGAAGGTGTAAAATTTTGGGGCTTCGGAAAAATGGTGTATCAGGAATTACTTTCTGTTATAGCTGATCCAGACTATGGTGACATCACTGACCCTGTAAATGGTCGTGATATTGTCGTTGAGTTTAAGACCAGTGAAGAGACAGGACGTGCTTTCCCGATGACGACTATTAGGGTCAAACCTAATCAGACGCCGCTCACAGAGAACACTGAAGTTATGTCAGTAGTAAAGGACACACAGAAAAATATCACAGACATTTATTCAGAACTTGAATATGATGATTTACAAAAAGCACTTGAGGCTTGGTTGAATGCTGAGAATGATGTTGAAGATAAAGAAGTAAATGATCCTGCAAAAGCTACTAATAGTAAAGCCAATACTGAGGATGTTTCCTCAGCATTTGACGATCTATTCAATTCTTAAATAAGGAGACGCTATGAGCGAGAGACGTGATGTCCTTGCTAGCGAGTTAGCTAAAAGTCTAAACTCGAAAATCAAAGGGCAAAAAGTAGCATTTTTCTTAGACGGATCTGATGACACGCCAACAGATATCAATGATTTTATATCTACAGGATCATCTTTGCTGGACTTAGCAGTATCAAACAGGCCGAATGGTGGAATAGCAGTGGGAAGAATAACTGAAATCAATGGACTTCAGGCTTCCGGAAAATCATTGCTTGGTGCACATATTCTTGCTGAGACACAGAAAAAAGGTGGTATCGGCGTTTATATTGATACAGAAACTTCCGTTAGTAAGGACTTTCTGGATGCAATTGGAGCTGATACAAAGAATATCCTGTATCTTCATATGGAAACTGTTGAGGATATATTTCAAGGAATCGAAGATATCGTAACTAAAGTAAGAGAATCTGATAAAGATAAATATGTAACCATTTTGGTTGATAGTCTTGCAGCTGCTTCTACTAAGGTTGAGATGTCAGCTGATTATGAAAAGGATGGATGGGCTACGTCAAAAGCAATCATAATCTCTAAGGCAATGCGTAAGATTACACAGATGATTGGTAGACATAATATTACATTGGTGTTTACTAATCAATTGAGACAGAAATTAGGTGTTATGTTTGGAGATCCATATACGACTAGCGGAGGTTTGGCATTGCCATTTCACGCTTCAACTCGTATACGATTATCAAATATGGGCATGATTAAAGACAAAGAATCAAATGTAATCGGACATAAATGTCGTGCTAAAGTTATCAAGAACAGAATTGGACCACCACTACGACAATCAGACTACGAAATGTATTTTGATCGTGGCATCGATGATGCTGGTGGCTGGTTGCAAACTCTTAAGAATCTTAAGATTGCAGTCAATGCTGGTGCTTGGTACACTGTTGACTATAACGGTACCCCTGTAAAATTCTTATCAAAAGACTTTACTGAAAAGTTAGAAACAATAGATGGTTTCAAAGATTATCTCTATGAAAAAATCTGTGAAGCTAGCATACTTCAGTATGATGATAAGAGAGGCATTGATGATGTTGAATTTACAGACGAAGTAGTCAACCCCGATGCGTAAGAGATACAAGGAGATACTTTCTCAGATTGGTGATCATGTAAAGAAAGAGCATAGTGTTAATGACCACGTCCTGATAATTGATGGTTTAAATAACTTCATCAGGACGTGGGCTGCGTCACCTGCTACTAATTCTAATGGTCAACATATTGGTGGTATTGTAGGTTTTTTACAAACAATTGCTTTAGCAATTCGTACACTTAGCCCAACAAGAACAATTATAGTTTTTGATGGAAAAGGTGGATCTGTTAGAAGAAAGAAAATTTACCCAGATTATAAGGCTGGTAGAAAGCCTCTCAAGAGACCAAACAGGGTTGAGGGTTTATCCGATGAGGATGAGGCGGAGAACATGCGTAGGCAGTTTAGACGTTTAGTTGAATATCTAAACTGTCTACCTGTTACTTTTATGTCTATAGATAATATTGAAGCAGATGATTCTATTGCATATATTGGTAAGCAAATATTAAGAAACTCTAAAATAACAATAATGAGCACTGATAAGGATTTTTATCAATTAGTTAATGATCGCATATCTGTTTGGTCCCCTACAAAAAAGATACTCTATGATAGAAAAAGAATAGAAGAAGAATTCGAGATAAAGTCAGAAAATTTTATTTACTATAGAATGATTGATGGGGATAATTCTGACAATATAAAAGGTGTCAAGGGAATGGCATTAAAAACAATTAGAAAAAAATTCCCATTTTTAAAAGATCAGATTATATATAGTTTTGAAGAATTTTTAAATGTTTCAAAATTTACTGAATATAAAGAACTATTAGAACGAAATTACAAGCTAATGCAACTTCAGGATGTTGACATCCCAGGAAATGCAAAATTATCTATTCAGGACCAAGTTAGAGATGGTTCTGGTAGATTAGTAAAGTACAAGATTCATAAAATGTTTTTAGAAGATACAATAGAAAATGCAATTAGGAATCCTGATGTTTGGTTGCAAGATAGCTTTAACCACTTAGAACTACTATTAAATAATGCCGCCAATAAATGATGCTTTAACAAAATACGGATCTGTTTTTCAGACAAAAATAATAACTGCTTTATTAGAAGATAATAAATTTGCAGTTACAATATACGATATGCTTCGTCCTGAACTTCTAGATACAGAAGCAAAGCAATGGATTGTTAAAACTATTAAAGATTATTATTATGAGTACAAGACAACTCCATCTTTACAGGTTTTAAAAATTAAAATAAATGATGTTCCAACTGAACTATTGCGCGTCTCTATTGTAGATGAATTACGTGAGGTGACAAAAAATTTAGAAGCACCAGATCTTGAATTTGTTAAAAATGAAACAACACAATTTTGTAAAAATCAAGTTCTTAAAGAAGCTATTGTTAAGTCTGTTGACTTATTACAATTAGGACAATATGATGAAATAAAACGTGTTGTTGATAGTGCAATGCGTGCTGGTACGCATAGAGATATTGGATTAAATTATGTTGAGCAATTTGATACAATATTAGATGATATTGCTAGAGATACAGTAAAATCTGGATGGGAGCCAATTGATAATATAATGGACGGTGGTCTTGCAGGAGGAGAACTTGGCGTTGTAGTAGCTCCATCGGGAATTGGAAAAAGTTGGTTCTTACAAGCGTTAGGAGTAAATGCACTTAAGGCAGGAAAAAATGTAGTACATTATACACTAGAATTAAATCAAGCATATGTTGGTATGAGATATGCTACAATATTTTCTGAAGTACCTGTTGCAAATATTAAAGAAAATAAAGATGAAGTTAAAAAAGTAATAGAAAATCAGTGTAAAGGAGAATTGCTCATAAAATATTTCCCCACAAGGGCAGCATCAGTACAAACACTACATACACATTTAAAAACAATTGAATTAATGGGACATTCACCTGATCTTATATTAGTAGATTATGCCGATCTACTTACAGGCATAAGTTCTCAAAAAGATGCTGCAGTTAGACATATTTTAGGCGATATATATGAAGACTTAAGAGGGCTAAGTGGAGAATTTCAAATTCCTATATGGACTGCATCCCAATCAAATAGGTCCTCATTAGAAGATGAAGTAATTGGTGCAGAAAAAATAGCAGAATCTTATGCAAAAATAATGACAGCTGATTTTGTAATGTCATTATCAAGAAAAATTGAAGATAAAATTGCTAATACAGGTCGTGTTCATGTTATAAAAAATAGATTTGGCCCTGATGGCATGACATATCCCACAACTATGAATACATCAATAGGAAAAATAGACATTTATGATTCATCATCTGTTACAGGTCAAGCTGTTCAGAAAAAGCAAGATAATGGAAGTGAGTATACAAGAAAATTATTAGCAAAGAAATATGAAGATTATAAACCAACAAGCAAAACAGATGAACAAAAGTACAAAGAATTTAAGCCAAATTAGCATATATTACATTACTTATCTTTGTTCACGAGCTGTTATTTTACAAGGAGAAGGTTCTAATGCAACAAAAATTTAAATTATCACAAGCATTTATAGACAAGTACAAGCGAAAAAAGGCACCATTTGGTTTTAACGGATTAGGTGAATTAGTTTTTATGAGAACTTATTCTCGCCTCAAAGAAGATGGCAAAAATGAAAAATGGTGGGAAACAGTTCAAAGAGTTGTAGAAGGTACGTATAATATGCAAATGGACTGGATAGACTCACATCAGTTAGGCTGGAATCCCTGGCGAGCACAATCCTCTGCACAAGAAATGTATGATAGAATTTTTTATATGAAATTTTTGCCTCCTGGCCGAGGACTTTGGGCTATGGGAAGTGTAATAACAAATAAAAAGAAATTATTTGCAGCTTTAAATAATTGTGCTTTCGTGTCTACAGATACGATTAAAGAGGATAGCTCTAAACCATTTACTTTTTTAATGGATGCGTCAATGCTTGGTGTTGGTGTAGGTTTTGATACTAAGGGTGCAGGAAAAATAATGGTAAAAGGGCCAACAATAAAAAGAGATCCTGAAACATTTATTATTCCAGATACACGTGAAGGATGGGTAGAGTCTGTTGCTGCATTAATAGATTGTTATTTTCATGGTACACCTGAAGTTCAATTTGATTATTCAAAAATTAGGCCTGCTGGTGAAATGATTAAAGGTTTTGGTGGGTTGTCAAGTGGTCATGAACCACTACAAGAAGTACATGAAGCAATACGAAAAGTCTTAAAAGATAATGCTGGTGCTCCAATTACAGTTACAACAATTGTAGATATAATGAACCTCATTGGAAAATGTGTAGTAGCAGGAAATGTACGCAGAACAGCTGAGATCGTATTTGGTGATCCTTATTCAGAAGAGTATATGGACTTAAAGAATTATAAAGTAAATCCCCATAGAGACCAATATGGTTGGACATCTAATAATTCAATATTTGCAGAGTTAGGTATGGATTATTCTGAGGCATGCAAGAGAATTGCATCAAATGGTGAACCTGGATTTGCATGGTTGGAAAATATGCAAGGTTATTCTCGCATGAAAAATGGGAAAGATAACAAAGATCACAGAGCAATGGGTGGAAACCCATGTTTAGAGCAAACTTTAGAATCTTATGAATTATGCTGCCTTGTTGAAACATTTCCCAATAGACATGAGTCATTAGATGATTATAAAAAGACACTAAAATATGCATATTTATATGCTAAAACAGTAACACTTGGCAAAACTCATTGGCCGGAAACAAATAGGGTAATGTTACGTAATCGTAGAATTGGATGCAGCGTAAGTGGAATTGCTCAATTTTTAACATATAGAGGAATAGGAGAATTAAGAGATTGGCTAGAATCAGGTTACGATGAAATTCAACGATTAGATGAAACATATTCAGACTTCTTTGCTATTCCCAAATCAATCAAGACGACATCTGTAAAGCCAAGTGGAACAGTATCCTTATTGGCAGGTTCGACGCCGGGGGTACATTATCCAGAATCAAGATATTATATTAGAAGGATGAGATTATCAAATCAATCAAATCTATTGAAACCACTAAAAGATGCAGGTTATAAAATAGAGCCTGCTTATGGTTCTGAAGATTCAACAGTATGTGTAGAGGTTCCAATTGATGTTGGTGAAGGAATAAGGACAGCAGATCAATTAACTGTATGGGAGCAATTCAGTTTAGCTGCTTTTATGCAAAGACATTGGGCAGATAATCAAGTAAGTTGCACTGTTACATTTGACCCTAAAAAAGAGTCTGATCAATTAGAACAATGCTTAAATTATTTTCAATATCAATTAAAAGGTATAAGCTGTTTACCAAGATTTGATGCTGGTGCTTATAAGCAAATGCCTTATGAGTCAATAGATGAAAAAACATATCTTAAAGTAACTAAAAAATTAAAAAATTTATCATTTGCTAAAATGAAAGGTGAAGATTCAGAAGCAGAATTATTTTGTGATGGAGATGTATGTATAATTTAAAGTTTCACATAACAAAAAGCGGACAGGCAGATAGCACACCTGTAGAAAAATGTGCTTTTTCATTAATGAAGAAGAAGGAGAAAAGATTATGAACTATCGTAATCTAATCGTATCTGTACTACTCACGACAGGATTGTTTGCTCAAGCCATCGT